TACGCCATCGGTTTGTTGACGCAAGACGAATACAACAAGGCAGTATGACGAATCTTTACCAGCAGCTCCAGACCCCTGCCACGCCAGACCTGCCTAATCCACAGGAAAGCTACGACAGGTTGACGGTTGCGCAGACAAATGCTGCCTTGCGTACATTCTTCTTGAAACTAACGAATGTCTTGCAGACCCTTGCGTCACCGCGTGGTGGCAAGTATTTAAACAACCCTTACGGGGCATTCCAAGACGGTACAGACCAGACGGCAGCCAATACGACGACTGCCTATGCCATCACATTTGATACGACAGACTTCAACAATGGCGTAACCTTGTCAAACTCGTCAAGGTTTAATGTGTCTCAGGCTGGAATTTATAACATTCAGTTCAGCGTGCAGTTAGTAAACACGACGAATGCGTCGGTTGACATTGACATCTGGTTTAGAAAGAACGGTACAAACATAGACAAGTCAAACTCACGGTTTGGACTAGCACCGAGAAAGAGTTTAGGAGACCCATTTCACCTTATCGGTGCAATTAACTTCTTTGTAAGTCTTGACACAAACGACTATGTTGAACTCATGTGGCGCACTTCAGATGTTGGTGCATCCATTGAGCACTACGCTGCCAGTTCCACACCAACAAGACCGTCTATACCGTCTGTCATTGCGACGGTTACCTTTGTGTCCAATCTTTCAGCATAATTAGACCCTATGGCACTCGTACCCTTAAAAATACCTGCTGGCGTATACCGAAATGGTACTGAGTACCAGTCTATGGGTCGCTGGTTTGACTCCAATCTAGTCAGATGGTTCGAGAACACGCTAAGACCTTGGGGCGGGTGGCGTAAACGCTCAACTTCTCAGATGACTGGCGTATCCCGTGGAATGCTGACTTGGCGTGATAACTCCAATCTTCGTTGGATTGCTGCTGGTACTCCCACAAAGCTCTACGCCATGAATGAGGCGGGAACTCTTAAAGACATCACGCCTACAACCTTCACAACTGGTGCGACAGACGCAAGTCTAAAGACTGGTTACGGCTATGGCGCTTATGGTGCTTACTCCTACGGTGTGGCGCGTCCAGACTTGGGCGACATAGTGCCAGCCACAACTTGGACAATGGATTCTTGGGGCGAGTATCTGGTCGCGTGTTCTAGCAAGGACGGTCAACTCTTGGAGTGGCAACTAGGATTTACCACGCCAACAAAGGCTGTGGCGATTACTAACGCGCCAACGAGCTGTGCAGCCGTGATGACGACAGCAGAAAGATTTGTCTTTGGTCTTGGAGCGTCAGGCAATCCACGCAAAGTCTCTTGGTGTGATCAAGAAAACAACACCGTCTGGACACCATCGGCTACCAATCAGGCAGGTGACTTTGAACTCAATTCTGTCGGCTCTTTGAAGTGCGGTAAGCGCGTCAGAGGTATCAATCTATTGTTTACCGATGTGGATGTCCACGCTGCGACTTACATCGGTCTGCCTTATGTCTACTCCTTTGAGAAGGCTGGATCAGGCTGTGGCGTGATCTCTTCGCAAGCCGTAGCAGCCATTGACACCGCAGCCATTTGGATGTCTAAGTCAGGCTTCTGGGTGTACGACGGCTATGTCAAGCCCTTGGTGTCTGATGTTGGAGACTATGTTTTCCAGAACATCAACTACAACCAGTCAAGCAAGGTCTATGCTGTCCACAATAGTAAGTATGGCGAGATCATTTGGTTTTACCCTTCTAGCCAGTCTAACGAGAACGACTCCTATGTCGTCTACAACTACCGCGAAGGGCATTGGGCTATTGGCACTTTGGCTCGGACTGCTGGGACTGACCGAGGTGTCTTTGTCAATCCTTTGATGATTTCGTCAGACGGCTACATCTATGAGCACGAAGTCGGATTCACTTACGACGGTGCTGTCCCCTACGCTGAGTCTGGTCCTTACGAGATCGGTGCTGGCGACAACATCATGTCTGTGCGTCGGGTGATTCCTGACGAGCAAACGCTGGGAGAAGTCGTCATTTCCTTCAAGACTCGGATGTATCCGATGGCGACTGAGACGACTTATGGACCGTATCCAGCAGCTCAACCAACAGATGTGAGATTCGCTGCCAGACAGGTCAAGGTTAGATACACGGGCGATGTCTTAGACGATTGGCGCGTTGGCGTTAACCGTTTTGATGTTGTCGCAATGGGTAAGCGGTGACTTAGAATTGAGTCAAGAATTAAGAGCAGGAAAAGTACCTGTATGTATCCGAGAGGATTACATCTTTTACTTAGAGTTCTTTGAGGGTCTTTTATGGTTTCATATCGACATCAAGCGATGGTCGTCTGAAGTCAAAAAGGGTTGCCAAAGGGACTTTGCTCTTTTAGAGGATTTAATTGGGAAGCCTATCTACGCGCTGATACGCGAAGATGACATCAAACTTGCAAGATTTGCCAAGTCCTTTGGCTGGTCTGAGAAATGTCAAATATCACTATTGGACGGATCGAAGGCTTTTATTTACGCTAACGCGTAGCAAGGGAGATTGATATGGGTGGAGTCGTTGGAGATGTAGTTAGCGGTATAGGTGATATTGGTCAGGGTGCTATTGACACCGTGAGCGATATTGGCGTGAGCATCGATCAGGGTGTACGCGATACGCTTGGTCCTAACGGTTGGACTCTAGCTGCTTTGATGGCTGCTGGTTACTACTACGCACCAGAGATCGGGGCGTATGTCAACGCAACTGGAAGCACAGTCCCAGCGTCTGCCGTAGTAGATGCTGGTGTAGTTTCCTCACCAGTCACTACTGGATCGGTCATTGCGACAGAACTCCCAGCGTTTGGCACTACGGCAGCAAGTTCTGCTGCTGGAACAGCTCTGGCTAACGCTGCCACACCTGCTGCGACTGCAACCGCTTTACCTCCATTGTCTCCAGTCGTGCCAGCGTTGAACTCAACAACTGCTTTAAGTGCCGTTGCACCAGTAACTGCTGAAGGCGCTGCTGCTGGCGGTCTAGGTTCTACGCAAACAGGTTTGCTTGGTGGTGCTCTTAACTGGGCTACGGCTAGTCCACAAAACGCATTGACAGCAGCAAGTCTTGGTTTAACAGCAGCCAAGGCTTTAGGTGGTGGCACAACTTCCACATCGTCATCTAGCGTTGACCCAGATGTCAAGGCAGCGTATTTGCGCAACCTAGAGGAAGCAAGAGCAACGGCTGCTGGTCTTGGACCAAAGCAATTCGCAGCATTCCCTGAGTACAACTTGGGTATGGTTCAGAAGTACATGAACCCTTACGAGCAAGAAGTTATCCAAGGCACTTTGGGTGACATAGAGCGTGCTCGTCAAGGTCAAATATCTGCTGAAGGTGCAGCAGCCACAGCAGCCAAAGCCTTTGGCGGTACACGCCAAGCAGTCACCAGATCATTAGTTGACGAGGCAGCACTACGCAATGCGACAAATGCTGTTGCTCAATTACGCCAAGGTGGTTTTACTCAGGCTCAAAATCTTGGTCTGTCACAAGAGGCATTGCGTCAACAGTACGAGCAGTCAAAACTCGATGCAGCACGCAACCTTGGATTAGAGAGACTTGGTGTCTCTCAGGGTGCATTAAGCCTTCAACCGTCGGCTGGAACACAATCAGCACCACTTTATACAAACCAAGCTACATCAGCTCTTGGTGGCGCATTGGGTGGCGCTAAGTTAGGTTCTTTAATTGGTGGAACACAAAACCCAGAGTATGCAGCATACGGTGCTGGACTCGGTGGATTACTTGGTTTCATGTAAGGGGTAAATGATGGCAACACAAGACTTTGGCGGTTTACTCTTTGGTGGTGGCGGTTCTGGGCTTGAAGACTATTTGAGTGCTGGACAGCAAGAATCAATTAAAAACCAAGCAATGCTGCAAGCAGCAGCAGCACTCTTACAGGCTGGTGGTCCAAGTCGCACACCTATCTCTTTAGGTCAAGCCCTTGGCGGTGCTTTACAAGCTGGTTCTGCTGGATATCAACAAGCACAGCAAGGTGCAATTCAAAATCTATTGACACGCCAGAAGTTAGCAGAAGCTAAGCGTATGGAGGACTTACGCAAGGCATTGCAAGAATCACAAATGCAACCACAAGCACAACCTATGGGTGAAGTCACGACTATCACGCCAGATCAAGCAATGGCTGTTGGCGGTTTACCTGCTGGTCCTACCGTTGCGCGTGCAAACTTAATTGGTCAACAAGTCAGAGCACCAGCTCCACAAATGTCTCAGCAAGATATGCTGTATCAAGACGCAATGAATAAATACATGATTGCTGATAGATCAGGGTATCCAGAGATGGCAGCAAAGTATTTGGAGACTGCCCAAAAGATCAAGCCAATGGAGAAGGTATCAGGCGCACCATTTGAGGTGACTGACGCAACGACTGGCAAGCCAATCATGGTGCAACAGTTTGATACTGGTCGTCTTCAGACACTTAGTGGCTACGGTCCGAAGCGGGATGTTGTATTACAAAGCCTTGGCGGTAAAACCGTTGCGATTGATAAGTCAAAACTTGCTGGTGGCGAAACATATGCACAAACTCTCGCACCTCAAGTCGTTGGTGGCGCAGAGGGTGGCTACTATGTTGTTGGCGGTGGTGGCGGTGGCGTAGGTGGCGCACCAAGCGCTGGTGGTGGCGCTCCAAGAGGTGGCGCTCCTGCTGGTCAAGTAGTACCTCCTGCTGCACCTGCTGGCGCACCTCCTGTTGCTGGCGCTCCAGTACCAATCATTGCTGGAACTGGCGCAAAGCCCCAAGAAGCCTTTATGAAGGCATCACGCCAACTCAATGACCTTCGTGGCGCTATTGAGGACTACAAGATAGAGCTTAAGTCTGGCGTTTGGGTTGCACCTAAAAACATTCCTATACCGTTTACAGACTCTGGTATGCCTTTGCCTTCTGGCGAAGATACCGCAAGGGTTGCTGGTAAGTACAACTCACTATTGATGGGCGTTAAAAATCTGTATGAGTTAGGTGCTTTGACTGGTCCTGACATGGCGATCATTGAGCGTCAGTTAACAAACCCATCTTCTTGGACTGGTTTGCTGACAAGCAAGAACGCAATGAATGCTCAGGTTAAGGTAGTAGAGGATATGTTGGATCGCGCAGACAAGAATTTGTCTTCGTCTTACAAGCAACCTATGCCAGCAGCAGCAACAACAGCAACGCAAAAGGTTTTTACATATAACCCTGCAACTGGTCAACTTGAGCAAAAGTAAGGTTCTATCATGGTTCAAAAA